GTTGGTGATCCTAAAACATATATTACTACGGTAGGATTGTATAATGATCGTCAAGAATTATTAGCAGTATCAAAACTTTCTAAGCCGTTATTGAAATCATTTCAAAGAGAAGCTCTTATAAGAGTTAAATTAGATTTCTAAAATAATACACTGATTTAAGCCCTGTTATATTTATATTAAATGTAGCAGGGTTTTTACTGAAATGGCAGAATCAAGAATAACACAACAAGAAACATATCTAGGCGTATATCCAACTGTCTTTAAAAAAATAGACAAAACGGATGTTACGGTTAATCCATTTCGTGCATATAAATCTTGGACTGTATTATCAGGTAGTAGTTCTGGTAGTTTATTACCATTGAATGGAATTTATAGCGATCCAGCATATTTACCTGCATTAGGATCTGAACTTACATTTAATGATTTAAAGAATGTTGATGGTAGTTTGCAGGTTGTAACATACTTTTCAATCAATCATTTATTTTACAAATATAAAGATCAGCCATCAAAAACATATGGTGCAACTAATTTAAATAAAACAAAAAAGTATTTATATCAAAGTGCATCGATTCTATCTTTTCCGCAATTGAAAATTGGTGAAGGAATAAAACCAAAATCATTTTCATTTACCGGTTCTATGAATTTAGCATCTGATTCGAATAACAATGTTTATGATACTTCATATAATACTGCATCGATTGTAACTGATGTTAAATATTATGAAGGTTTTAATGAATACTTTGATACTTCTAGAATTAAATATAAAGCATCAGGTGTTGAATATATTCTAGGTGTAACATCATCTAATGGTTCAAAAAAATCTATAGGATATGCAGCTAAATTTAATTCTGCAGGATTTATATCATCTCAGTTAGATGGATTGTATGATAGAGATCATGATTATTCAATTTCTTTCTATGTAAGTAGTTCGAATATTGGCACAGCTGATCAATTAATATTAGCAAAAGCATCAAGCAGTTTGCAACCATCATATCCTTTTAAAGTTGAATTAAGTGGCAGTAAACAATTGGTTTTTTCTGCTGCAGGTAGTACTTCATATAAAGCACAAATTACATCATCATATGCAGTTTCATCTTCATGGACACATGTAGTTTGTCAAAAAACTGGTAGTTCACTTCAAATGTATATTAATGGAACGTTGCATTCTTCTGTAACTGATACATTATTAATTAATACATTGTCACCATTTACCGCTTCTGCTAGAATAGATAATGGTCATGACTTGTATATGGGAGGTTTTGATACCCAAAGCTCAAATCTACAAGGTTATTTAGATGAAGTTAGAATCTTTAATAAGGCACTATCAACTAGCAACATAAGTTCTTTAAACAACCGTACGGAAGGCGGAACTTTTTTACAAACTCAAAATGTAGGTACTGTTTTTAATAAACAAGGTATTGTTGTTATTTCGTCTCCGGATTATCGTTATGATAATATATTAGCATCAGCATATACTGCAAGTTATAAAAGTACTGTGTCAATTTATGAATTAGGCGTAATTACTAGATTAGATTTAAGTGACTTTAATATGTCGACAAATTTAACATTGACAAAAGATGATGACCAAACATATCAGTCATTTGTTAGCAGTAGTACTTTTGCTCCATATATAACAACAATTGGTTTATATGATGACTTTGGTAGATTGTTAGCAATTGGTAAACTAGCACAACCGATACGTAAACGTAATGATGTTGATATGAATTTTTTAGTTCGTATTGATTTAGATAAAAATATTTCGTTTAAAGGATAATGATGATACGATTAAAACAATTACTTCGTGAAATGACTGATGCTGATTTAAAGCGTTGTTTAGATAAAATTCAAAACAAACAGTTTAAACTGATTGGTGCTGGCGATAATGGTCGTGTATATGAAATTGATGGCGAAGATAAAGTATTTAAAATTACTAAAGAACGAGATGAATATGTAGTAGCTGAACGAATTGTTAATCGTTATACAGATTTTACAACGTTTATTCCGGTATATTATGTTAACGGAAAAGATATGTATATAATGGCTAATGCAAATACATTATCCGATAAACAACAAATGATGTTTGATCAATTCGTATCAGATTATAACAACTATGCTCGTAAAAAAGGCGGAGAAGTTTCTATATTTGATTTTATGGATGCAACAGATAATATTGATCCGCAGTTAGATAATTTTTTAAATGCATTACAATCTGATGTTGAAAAATTAAATATTCCGGAATTTGATTTAGATTTAGATTTTAGAACAGATAACATCATGATTTGGAACGGAAAAATGGTAATGGTTGATTGGTGACCGATATTTATATAAAATGGAATAGAATGAAAAGAAATATATTAGAGCAAATAATTCGTCAAGTATTAAATGAAGCTAGTATCACAATTGATATAGAAACATTGCGTCCGGAAGATGAACAAAAAATGACAACTGTACATTCACTGCTTAAAATTAAATCAAAACTAGATGCAACTCCTGATAGATTTTCTGCAGCAGACGGATTTTTAATTAAAATTAAAAGAATGGGCGGACGTGCAACTGATGATACTACTGGAGAAAAATCTTTTGAAATATCCGATTCAGATATAATGCAAAATGCTATGCTTAAATTAAATACATTATCTGGACAATATTCTAAAATGAACAGTTCGGAATATGTTTGGTTAATTAGCCATGATGTAAATTTAAGAAAGAAGGATATTGAAAAGGCAAAAGATTCTAGAATTATTGCGACATATATTGTACAAGCATTTTATATAAAAAGATCATTAATATCTAAACCATTATCAACTAGTACAACTGGATATATAGATACTTTGTCAAAAGGTGCATTAGTTTTTGATTTGCAAAAAATTGACGAAAACCAATGGATTCGAACATCGAAAATTGAACCAGGTGATGTTACTCAAACTAGTGAAGCAGGAATTCCTATGAAGGAACTACAATACAAACAAAAATCAGCATCACAAGTACCGGTATTATTTAGATATTTTGCACAAAATTTATATAAAATATTACCACCGACCGAAGCTTCAGATATAGTAACTAATTTAAAAGGTGATTCTGTATATGGTGATTATCACCGAGCATTTGTTGAATCATTCCAACAAGAACAAAAATTACCAGTTACAGGTAATTGGGATGCAGATACACTTCAACGTGCATTGCAGTTAAATAAAGATACGTATACATTCGATAATACTGTGGATTTAAAAACCCGTATCGATAAAGCAATTGCTGCAACTAGATCTATAATCGATGTAGGGTTTATAACTGTACCTGCAGGTGGATTTAAATATAAAGTTACAGATAATGACCCGGAGTTTGCAAAAGTTCAATCAGTAATGATATCATGGCTACAAAAAAATGGAATAGATAAATCAGCAAAACATTCAACTAAATTCAATGAATGGCAAACAGCTTTAAATAAACAAACTGATGGTATTTTTATTAATCGAGGTGATTTTGGTGATGGAACACAATATTTTGTTGAGCTAATAAAAAAGGTGCCAGCATTAGGTCTAGGAAATGAATATACTATTGTAAATCAAAATTTCATCGATGCAATAAAATAAGAATATTATGAAAATAAACGAACAAATAGATTTTGATGCTATTACTGTTGGAGATGGTTCTCAATCAGTAAAACCGGTAAACACAACAATAACGTCTAAAGATATTAAATTAGATATGTCTGTACTTAAGCCATTCAAACCTGTTAGTGTTAGTAACAATGGACAAAAAGTTGTAGCAAATAATAATACATATACATTTTATCCTACCGGGAAGGTTTATGATACAAAATTAAAAAAACACGTAACATGGTCTTCAAAAAATGGTAAAGTATTTGTTGCTGGGTTTGAATTAAAGTCAACTTCAACGGTAATTACTGATAAAGATAAAGAAATTGCAAAAGGTAAACGTTTAAAATATCAAGAAAGCTTGATTAAAAATGCAATAATTTTTTATGAAGCTGTGTGTAGACAAATGGATTATACCAATTGGAATGAAGATTACATATTGAAATTAATTGCAAAATATGTAACACCGCATCAAGCTCCGTATATAGATGCATTGATTAGAATGACTAAAGGTGATCAACGAGATGTTAGAAGAAAATATTTACCTCAATACAATTACTGGTTATCGCGCGGCGGAAAATCTGGTACAACGTTTCAATATTTAAGTAAAATTCCAAATGAGTATATGAATGATAGTTTAACTGATCTTTTTCAAGGATATGCTGCGGATTATTTAGATCTAGATTCTAATGCACCAAAAATAGTAAAACTAAAAAAACAATTACGTGCAATATTTCCTACTATCATGAAAACAGAAACTAATGAATATAATAATATGCCGTTTAAAGGTCGTAAGAATTCTGATCAAATTCATAAAATGGTAATGGATATATACGATACTAAAGCATTTGGTCCAATAAAAAAATTATAAGTTATGGCAAAAAATCATTGGCATTCAGCAGGTAATGGAAAACGAGCTGAAGCATATAAATACGGTTATAAATCTGGATTAGAATTAACTGTATCAGAACAAATAAAAAGTACAGAATATCCTTTGAATTACGAGACAGAAACACTAAATTATATAGTACCCGAACGCAAGGCAAAATATACACCTGATTTTGTATTTATAAAGAAAAATGGAAGTTTCATGTTTATAGAAACAAAAGGACGATGGACTAGTGCCGATCGTTTAAAAATGAAACATGTATTAGCATCAAATCCTGGAATTGATATACGAATGGTATTCCAAGCACCTACTCAAAAAATATCAAAAGGTAGCCCAACTACATATGAATCTTACGCAAACAAGCTAGGCATAAATCATGTTGCAAAAAAATCTATACCTGAAGAATGGATGTCAGAATGTTTGAAAACAGGCGAAAAAGCAGTTAATGTTAAAAGTTTCTTTGCATAAGGTTGGAATTACGAAATATTTTTAATATATTCATGAAGATTAATGAAATTTATTTAATTAATAGATTGATTCTTTTATTGAATCGATCGTTAAGCCAGGAATGTAATGTATGTGCTTAACATATAATATATTATTAATATAATTAATTGGATTCCATACAGAATTTTATTATATTATAATATGAAGAATCTTAAACTTCTCCAGTTACTTGAATCTATATTAGGTAAAGGAAAATCTACATCCGGAGATAACATTGCATTCTTCTCTCCTTTTGTTTCGCATTACAAACCGAAATTAGAAATCAACATTAAAACAACTAGTGCTGGAGAAAATAATTGGCACTGTTGGATATCTGATAAAAAAGGTCGTTCTATATCGTCACTTTTCAAACAATTAAATTTACCAAAAGAGCGATTCGAACAACTTGCTAAGATAATAGAATCAGCAAAATATCGTGTTGATACTACAAAAGAAAAACAAGAATTAATACAATTACCAACAGAATATATACCACTTTGGAATAAAAAAAATACACCTGATTATCGCAACGCTATTCATTACCTTACCCAACGAGGTGTATCTATTTTTGATATTTTAAAATATCGCATTGGTTATTGTGAAGCTGGAGAATATTCCGGCAAAATCATTATACCAAGTTATGACGCAGACGGACAACTAAATTATTTTGTTAGTCGAGCATTTTATAATGCAGATAAATTCAAACATAAGAATCCTAAAATTTCAAAAGATATTATTGGTTTTGATTTAACAATTAATTGGTCAGAACCAATTGTATTATGTGAAGGTGCATTTGATGCAATTGCAGTTAAACGCAATGCAATTCCATTATTTGGTAAAATTATTCAACCTACACTTCAAAAAAAAATTATCGAAAAACGAGTACGAGACATTTATATTTGTTTGGATGCTGATGCATTACGTAATGCTTTACAAATTGCAGAACGTTTTATGGCAGAAGGATTGAATGTTTACTTTATTGAATTGCAAGATGAAGACGCATCTGAATTAGGATTTGAGAAGATTACAGAAATTATACAAAATACTTCAGTATTAACATTTGAACGTGTTATGGAATTGAGAATGGATTTGATATGGAAATAAAAAAGATTGAAGTTGGGATTGAAAAAATTGATAAAATTTATCATGTTTCGGATATACATATTCGTACGTTAAAACGTCATAAAGAATATCGCGAAGTATTTCAAAACATGTTTGACTATATTAATCAAACAAGCACCGCTAATAGTATTGCAGTAGTTACGGGAGATATTGTTCATAGCAAATTAGATATGTCCCCAGAACTAGTTCAAATGCTAGTTGATTTCTTTAATGGATTCAAAATACCTACAATTGTTATTTTAGGCAATCATGATATGAATCTAAACAATATGCATCGTATTGATGCAGTTAGCCCCGTGTTAAATGTTATTAAGAATCCTAATATCATTTTTGTAAAAGATAATGGATTATTTGAATTAGGTGGTGTTACATGGAATCATATGGCTGTTGATAAAACGCCTGCAGATTATCTTCGTGCAAAAGATTTTGAAGCAACATATAAAATTGCACTTCATCATGGAGCTGTTAATACTGCTAAAACTGATATTGGTTATCAAATATCAAATGAGCATGTAGGCGTAGATTTATTTGAAGGACATGATATTACTTTGTTAGGCGATATTCATAAACCAGCACAATTTTTAGATAACGCTAAAACTATTG